CTCAATGACATCATGGCTGCAGAGCAAGGACGCGCGTTCGTGGATCGGTCTGGCGTGTTCACATTCCAAAAGCGCATCGGGACAACACTTGCTGGAGCTTCTGTCGACTTTGGTGACAACGACCCAAGCCACTATCCCTACGATTCTGTATCCATCAATTTCGGCGCGGACAAAGTAATCAACCGTGCAAGCGTGACCCATCTTGGAGCCACAGGACCAGAGACAGTTGATGACCTAGCAAGCCAAGCCAAGTATTTCATCCAAGCAATCGCCTACACCGAAAGCCTCGTCCACAACGACGCTGCAGCTTTGGCACTAGCAACATATCTGATCCAAGGCGAACCGACCGCAACGCTGACCAGCGTGAACACAGGCTTCCAAATGCTTTCCACAGGCGAGCGCGACAATGTGGCAATCCTCGAGATTGGCGACACCATCAGCGTTGAAAAGACCATCACAACCTCATCAACGACCACCAGCGTGATCGCACAGGAATCATTCATTGAGGGCATTGAGCATCGGATCTCATTTAGCCAGCCACATCAGGTCACGATCTACACATCCCCGACGACCGTCTATCAGCTGTTCATTCTTGACAGTTCCACACTTGACACGATCTACGCACTAAGTTAGGAGCACTTATGGGAGCCAACGCAACAACATTCGTCCCGTCATATACAGCTGGCGAGATCTTGACCGCTGCCAATCTTTCGGTCACGAACTCTGGCATACCAGTCTTTGCCACCACTGTGACTAGAGATGCTGCGTTTGGTGGCACAGGTGAAAAGACGCTTGCCGAAGGACAATTTGCCTACATTGAAGCAACCAACGCTACGCAGTATTACGACGGTGCGGCTTGGCAAACCTTGGCTTCAACACCGGGCATGGTTTTAGTTTCGTCAGGTAGCACTTCGGCAGCGTCGGCAATTACCGTAGATAGCATTTTTACAAGCACTTACCGAAACTATAAATTGTTTATTAACGGCACTTGTTCGGCAGATGACGCAGACATAATTTTTAGGTTTCGTGCTAGCGGTGCAACAAACAGCGCAGCCAGTTATTCAAGAAAAATGATTTCAGCAGGCGCGAGCGTTAGTACAAGCGTCGCAACAAGTCAAACTTCTTTTACTTCGTTTATGTCAACAGGATTAACGCAAGTAGTAAACGAAACTGTTATTTTTGCGCCGCAAGTTGCCATAGCAACAGGCATTAACTATATGTCAGGTTCGGTTTCTACTAACTCTTATCAGAATTTGGGTAGCGGCGTGTTTAACAATACGACACAATTTGACGGTTTTACAGTTATTCCAGCAAGCGGAACAATTACCGCACAGTATCGTGTTTACGGATTGGCAGACTAATGATTATTCACATAAACGGCGTAGACCGCGAAGCAACAAAAGACGAAGTTGCAGAAATTGAAGCAACCCGCGCCGAAATACAAACGGAAACAAACGCAAACAAACAAGCCGAAACCGCTAAACAAGCGCTAAAAACAGCAACGCTTACAAAACTTGGACTCACTGCCGACGAAGTGGCTGCACTTCTGTCGTAATGCGTTGGCGTTATCTCATCGGTTACGGCATGCTCATAGGAGTCGTCTTGTGGGGTTGCTCTGGATGTGCTGATCGGACTCGAATGAACTGCATTCGCACAAAGAACCAAGCTGTCACTCTGACCACAGAACTTCAAGTTGGCGGTGGTCGCTGTGGCTAGATACACAAACGACGAAATCAAAGCACGACTCATCCTTGTCGTCGGGATCGGTTTGACATGCGCGTTTGTCGGGTCAATCTTTACCCTGCTTTATGGTTTGCTCTTCGTGACGCAGCCACTCGAGCAAGCACCAAACGACGCAGAAGCCTTCTCGGTCCTGAACCCTATGCTCATGACATTGAGTGGCGGTCTAATAGGATTACTTGCATCAAACGGACTCAAGAGCAAAGCAAAGGATGACCACCATGAAAGCTAAAGACAAAGCCATGATCGCCAGCTACCTTCGATCAGTCGTCGGAGCTCTCATCGCGGTCTATTCCACCGGCACAACAGATCCACGCGACTTCGGCAAAGGTGCAATCGCAGCAATCATCCCCCCGTTGCTGCGCTGGGTGAACCCTAAAGACGGAGCCTTTGGTCGTGGCGATAGCCAAAGCTAAAGCTGGAGTTCCGAACGCTCGGGACTACATAGGCAACGCTGACGGAGCATCACCAGCTCCTCGAGCCGGCATGAACGAATGGATCAAGCAAGCCATCGCTGCATCTAATGGCGCGCTCTGGAACAACGGTTCATGGGGTCAGCGTGACATGCGCGGAAAGCCCGGATCTCTTTCAGTTCATGCGACTGGCAGAGCTGTCGATCTTTCGTATCGCAAAAGCGAAAAACATCCGAACGCTGGACGCAAAGAAGCACTGCTCTTTATTGACAAGCTTGTCGCCAACGCTAACGATCTCGGTCTTCAGTGCATCCTTGATTACTTCCCAGAGCCACAGGGACGCGCTTGGCGCTGTGATCGTTACGCATGGCTCAAATATGACAAGCCAACAATTCACGGAGCTCCCGGCGGAGATTGGTTTCACATTGAGATCACACCACAAGCAGCGGATTCGGTCATATGGGTCAAAGCTGCATTCCTAAAGGTCTTCGGGGAAATCCCACCCAAAGCTTGACCTATGCCCTAAGGTCGAATCACCGACGGAAGGCAAGTGACTATGAGTGAACCACAGTTCTTTGATTACAGCGTCTATGTAGGCGTAATGGATAACGGACAAGAGATCCTCGTACAAATCTTCACAGAGCCCGAAACGGGAAAATATCTACTAGGACAGATTGCATTCAGATCGCACGCTTCATCATGGGGCGTGCCCATACCACTGGAGAAAAAATGAACTACTTTGCAGAAAAATTGATTGGGCTAGTGCTTTGTACCATTTTCGGATTCACGCTCATCCCAGAGGCTCCTAGAGCCCTTTCAGAGCCTTCCGAGACCATAGAACTAGCCCCATTTTTGATCGAACCAGCCACCACAACCAGCTCCACAAGCTCGACAATTTTCATTGATCCCTACACCACAGCTTGCGAACAGTTTTCAGCTTTGGCAATCAACCTCGGGTGGGATCCGGAGCAACGCACTGTGCTGGAATCAATAATCAAGCGCGAGTCAAACTGCACACCGAACGCAATCAATCACAAAGATCCACGCAAATCCTTCGGACTCATGCAGGTCAATGGATTTTGGCTGGACTATTTGCGCGAGCGTGGCATCATCACCGAGCTTGAAAATCTGTTACACGCCGAAACTAATCTCATCGCAGGATTAGCGATTTACAATTACGGCATGGAGCGTTATGGCTTCGGATGGGGACCTTGGAGCGTCAAATGAGTGAAGGTGTTGCATGGAATCAAGGCGAACTGTCCGAAGAAACACGCAGAATGGTATTGGAGCAAGCGATGAACACAAATCACACGATGGCAATTTTCGGTCTTATGGATGACATTCTGGCGGTGAGTCAAAACCCTCACGCATCAATCATCCGTCGGCTTCGCACAATGAAGAACTCACTTTCATTGAATGATCCGATGCCACTTTACGATGTGACTACACTGGACCAAGCAATCAAAGCGCTCGAAGCGCACTCATAGAAAAGGCATCCGACATGTCCGACCATCAGCCAGAACTATTTCAAATCACAACGGGACTTGGTGGCACTAAATATGTGCCCACTGTTAATCGCAATGTGGTTATCACAGCAAAGAAAGCGCATCCAACATCACTAAGCGCTGCCAAGAACGCATTCCCACGATCGGGATCTAAGCGTCAAAAGATTTACAACGCAATCAAGCTCTTCGGTGGAATGACAGACGAAGAACTAGAACGAACACTTGAGATGTCCGGCAACACTGTCCGACCTTCGCGTGTGTCACTTGTGCGCGACGCTTTAGTCATGGACTCAGGACGCACACGCAAAACCATCTCAGGCAACGATGCGATCGTCTGGGTGGCTTGCTGATGGGATTTGATCTGAGCAACTACGAGACAGTCGAGCAGCGTCTTGTGCGCTTCTGGACCGCATACCCAGATGCACGCATTGAGACCTGCATGATGAACTACGACGGAGACTCTTGCATCTTCCGTGCAGAGCTGTATCGCCACGCCGATGATTCCAAGCCGATGTCAGTCGGCTACGCGCATGAGATCCATTCAGATCGCGGAGTAAATAGCACTAGCTTCGTGGAGAATTGTGAGACCAGCGCAATCGGTCGCGCGATCTCCAACTGCCCAATTCAGTCTCAAGGGAATGGTCCCCGACCTTCTCGTCAAGAGATGGAAAAGGTAGCTCGGCTGGGGGGCAACTTAGCGCCCACAACTGATCGCCCAGCCGGGCAACCATCCACTCAAGAACATGTCCCTCGAGGAGCATTCGCCACACCAAAGCAACTCGGCTACATCAAGAAGCTTGCCAAGGATGCAGGGCTAGACGATCTCAGGCTCCTAGAGCTCATCCAGCGCACACTGAATAGTGATGAAGCTGTCCTCGAGCTTTTGAAATCACATGAAGCATCAGCGATCATTGAGGTCTTGAAGTGAGTTATGTCGCATTCAATATCATCGGCATCGTGATGGGTGTGTGGGCAACCGTTCTAGTCATGATGTGGCAGGGCAAGAAATGACATTTGATGAAAAACAAAACGGTGCAACCCCGATTGAAATAGTTGATTACTTGCGCGGTGTAATTGACACATTGCGCGCCGAAAAAGCGCTGCTAGAAAAGCGATATGAAGCGTTAGAAGCAAGTCGCGAAACATGGCAAAAACTGGCGCAAGCATGGGAATGGTTAGCAGACAATAAAAGAATTGTTCCCGCTGATGAAGCCTGATCTGACAATGAGTGAAGCCGATCTGAAAGAGATCGTGATCAGCGTTGCTAAGCGTTATGGCTGGCTCATTCACCATGATCTGCCGGCACAGAACTCTCGAGGACGCTGGCTCACCAATGTCCAAGGCGACGCAGGCTTCCCAGATCTGATCCTGCTGCATCCCGTCTCAGGCAAGTTGCTGGCTGTAGAGCTCAAAGCTGAGCGCGGAAAACTCTCACCATTACAGAAGCGATGGCTTATGGCATTTGATGCCGGCTCACACTTCAATAGCGTCTGGAAGCCCTCTGACATGGAGTACATTCTCTACACTCTGAGCAACTTCCAGCTCTAAACAATCGGCTAGTCGCATGACCTACACCGTCGCAAGGTGATCGGGTAACACACGGAAAGCGTGGGTAGATCGGTGCGCCCTCAATCACGCACGACGAAGTGAGCGAGGCAAAGCACCGAGGCGAGTCGTGAACATAATCGACTGATGAGTGCAAAGGGAACTGGGATGGGCAATCCAGTGGGTGGAGCATTCATCCCTGTATGTCTTCGGTGTTCGCATAACATACACACAAACAAACAAAGCAACAGACACGGACACACACACATGAGACCGACATCAACGACAAGGACAAGCCACGCAGTGGCGCGTCAGCACAAGCGAAGCGCGTGAGCCATGCCAAGAGAACGCACAACAAACAACAAAGAGTATGCAACCAATCGTGCAGCACTACTCAAAGGGCAACCAATGTGCCATTGGTGTCATAAGAAAGTCGCAGACACAGCAGATCATCTAGTTGAAGTAGATCGTGGTGGTGACCACTCGCTATCAAACCTTGTGCCAGCGTGCAGAGAATGCAACAGCAGACGCGGAACCCAATACAAATCAGCAAGAGATCGTCAGCGAATCCACGACCGAGCCGAAGCAACACGCACCATCGCACAACGAGAACCGATTCTTTACAGGGAAGGCTCCTTGCCCCCGAGCCCATCGTTCTTTTTCTCCCCGAACAGCGACGACCAGCCCGAACTGGCGGCGATCGGTCACGACCAGCCGAGACTGGCAACGATCAGCCCAGATCAAAAGGGATCGCATGTGTGGGCTGTGGTGGAGTGGGCAAGAAAGTTCATGCAGATTGAGTTGATGGAATGGCAGATCAATGCCCTTGCTGATCAGCTTGCATATTCGGATGATGCCGGCGTAGAGCTGGTGACTCGAACCTCGTTAGTCAGTTGTGCTCGTCAGCAGGGGAAAAGTGTTGCTCTGCGCGCATTGGCTGGCTGGTGGCTTACTGAGATGCCAAAGATCCGTGGAGAAAAACAGACAGTGCTTCTGATGGCGCACCGTCTTGACAGTGCAGCACAAATCTACGAAGACATCGCCGACATCCTCGAGCAGTACTTTAATGCAAAACTCACACGCTCATACGGTCGTTTAGCTGCGAAACTTCCAGACGGATCCAAGCTTCTAGTCAGATCAGCAAAGCCCAATGCAGCTCATGGACTGTCGGTGGATTTATCGCTAACTGACGAAATCTGGGGAATAGACGAAGAAGTTATTGACGGGGGCATTATTCCTACAATGCGCGCACGACGCTTTCCTCTCTTGAGCATGTGGTCCACTGCCGGCACAGAAGAATCCAAGGTCATGCAACGCTACCGAGAAATGGGTCTCCGTCTGATCGACACACATCAGCCAACCAACTTTCACTTCCGTGAATGGTCTCCACCACCAGATCTTGATCCGATGGATCCTGTCGCGTGGGCATATGCGAACCCTGCACTCGGCAAGACACTTGAGATGTCCACTATTGAGTCAGAAGCACAGCTCCCCGATCGCGCATCATTCCTACGCTCAAGCGTGAACCTATGGATCGCCACCGATCGGTCATGGCTCCCCCAAGGTCTTTGGTCGCAGCTTGTCACTTCTGAGCCACTTCCAGCTGGGGGAGTGGTCGCAGTGGAAGTTGATTTCAACGACTCGCATTACTACGCCACCAGATCAGTGCTCTTGCCGGACGGTCGGATCGGGGTCACGGTCGCGTTCACTTGTGACACACAGACACAGCTCTGGGATCACATTGCCAAGCTTGCCAAAGATCCGAGCATCCAGTTCGCGCTTACTCCAACGATTGATCTTCAATGCCCACCATCGATTGAGCGTCGGCGTGTTGTCGTTGGTTACGCGGAGATCTTGAAGTGGACTCCAGCGGTCCAAGGATTGATCCGTGAACGACAGATCGTGCACACAGGAGAGATGGCATTAGCAGAGCATGTCGTGCGCGCTGTCTCAGTTCGGACACAAGGCTCTATCGCTGTGAGCTCTCAGCGTTCGCCCGGACCGATTGAACTCTGCAGGACAATGATCTTCTCAAGCGCAATCGTCGCCGGCAACAAACACAGCCGAGGGAAGCCACAGCTCGTCGTCGTCGCGAACTAAGATCGGCGCGGAGTCGTGTGTCGAGCCTTTCGTCGGAGAAGTCCCTGATGCGCGACTCCACCAAAAGCCGACCCATCTATGGAAGAGTAAAGACATGGCAATATTTTCGCGCAAGGTAAACAAAGCAGCGATCTCACCACAGCCTGCAAAAGCAGCAGCTGCTGGTGCGAACAGTTACGCCAACATGAACTCGAGCGTCAATGTGTTCAATCAGTATTATTCGTGGCGCGAAGGTGAAGCGCGTAATCAGCTGATGACCATCCCAGCGGTGTCTCGCTGTCGCGATCTGATGGCTTCCGTTATTTCTTGTATGCCGTTACGCATGTACAACATGGTCTGGAATGGCGAGCGCATGGAAAAGGTTTACCTTGCTCCGCGATCATGGTTACGCCAACCAGATCCACAAAATACCTATGCCCATTTTATGTCGTGGGTTTTTGATGACCTCTACATGTATGGCAGGAGCATCGTCCACATCACAAGCAGGACAAGCGATGGCTATCCTGCGTCCTTCCAACGACTACCAGTCGGATCCATTACCAGCACCGATCAGACTGGTCCCGTCTGGTTCGCGCCGAGTAATCAAATTTATTTCAACGGTGTAGAACTAGATCCACAAGATCTACTGCAAATATTGTCACCGACCACAGGCTTGATCTATACCAGCGTCTCAGCTGTAGAAACCGCGCTCAAAGTAGAAGCAGCGCGCAATAGGAACGCAAGTTCATCGATCCCTGCTGGCATTCTCAAGCAGACTGGCGGAGAACCGCTTAGCGCACAAGAGCTTGCAGATCTTGCAGCATCTTTCAACGCTGCTCGAGCAACGAACCAGACTGCAGCGCTCAATGAGTTTCTTTCGTATGAAGCAACCACGATGAGCCCAGACAAAATGCTTCTTATTGAATCCGCTAACTATTCTGCGTTGGAAATGGCGCGTCTCGGAAATGTTCCGCCATATTTGGTCGGCGTGAGCACAGGTTCCTACAGCTACCAGTCATCACAGCAAGCGCGCGCAGACTTGTACATTTTCGGCGTAAAACTTTATGCAGAAGCAATTGCAGAAGCGTTTTCGCTCAATTCCATACTCCCGAACGGGACTTATGTAGAATACGACGCAGAAGGATACTTAGAAGAGAACTACATGGCTGATCGTGAAGACGAACCAGCAGAAGAAAACACTCAGGAAAGATTGGCGAACCGATGATCAAACTCATTGCAGGAGATTTCACACTCGACGCAGCTGCAGGCGACACACCACGCCGAACCATCTCAGGAACCGCAGTTCCATACAATGTGCCAGCAACCGTCAGCGACGGAACACAGGTAATCTTCAAGCCGGGCTCACTGCCAGTTGAAGGCAAAGCACCCCGTCTATTTCTCTATCATTCGGCTGAAATGCCAGTAGGCGTAGTAACAGAGCGCGTAGATACTGAGCAGGGAATGTTGTTTAGCGCCAAGATCAGCGCTACTACGCTCGGTAACGATGCACTCGTTATGGCTCAAGATGGCACAATTGATCAAGTTTCGGTCGGCGTAAACCCGACAAAGTTCTCCTACGACGACAACGGAACCATGGTTATCGAAGCTGCCGACTGGATGGAGCTTTCGCTCGTTCCGATCGGCGCATTCGGCGACATGGCAAATATCGCAAAAGTCGCTGCGAGTATCCACCAACCAGAAGAAGAAGTAAGCAATAATCAAGAAGTAATCCCAGAACAGGAGCAACCAATGTCAGAAGAAACCGCACCAGCAGTCGAGGCAACAATCCCAACTGCACCAATTTTTGCACAAGCCAAAAAGCAACTCGCACTGCCATCAGCAGGCGAATACATGGCTGCATATCACATCGGTGGAGACACCTTTGCAAACATCAACAAAGCAGTCGCAGAGATCAGCGCATCACAGCGCACACCTTTGCAAGCTGCAGCTGGTGATGTTCTTACAACCGACACGCCGGGTCTGCTCCCTGTGCCGGTGCTCGGACCATTGGTGCAGGATCTAAACTTTTTGCGCCCTGTGATCGAAGCCGTAGGAGCTCGCGCTTATCCAGATGGTGGACAGTCCAAGACATTCATCCGTCCAACAATTACCACGCACACCAGCGTCGCAGCACAAGCAAATGAACTCGGTGCAGCATCAGCCACCACGATGGTGATCGCATCTAACTCGGTAAGCAAGACCACGCTCGCAGGACAAGTCACGCTGTCAGTACAAGACATCGACTTCACTTCGCCAGCCGCAATGGGACTCATCCTCTCAGACCTCATGGGCGAAGCAATGATTGCCAGCGATAATCTTGCAGCAGACAACTTGCTCACCGCTGCAACATCATCGGGAGTATGGGACGGAACGCCAGAAGATTTGCTGAAGTCAGTTTATGACGCAGCGAACGATGTGGCTTCTGGTCGTAACTGGATGCCGACTCACATGTTCGTATCGGTAGATGTGTGGGCACAACTTGGACAGCTCGTAGATTCGAGCAAGCGTCCACTGTTCCCATTCATCGGAGCAGGTCTCACCGGACAGAACGCACTCGGCGCATCAAGCGCAGGATCATGGAACGGAACCCCAATGGGTCTCCAGCTTGTAGTGGACAGCAACTTCGCTGCAAAGACCATGATCATCACCCGAGTCGGTCAAGGTCAAGGCGATGCTTACGAGTACTACGAGAGCATTCGCGGTTTGATGTCAGTTGAGGTACCGTCAGTTCTTGGCAGGACCATGAGCTACCACCTCTACGCTTCAACCTTCGCCGCTATTCCGGGAATGATCCGCAAGATCACACAGGCTTAGTCGAGAGCGGAGCATCCGCTCATGGCAACATACAGCGTCACCCACAAGTATCTGCTGGATAACTACGCCGTACTGCAACTCCTGACCCCCAGCGAGATTGCAGTCGGCGAGTCCATCACCGTCGCATCAGTAGATGCAACATTCAACGGCACCTACTCGGTGCGCGCGTTGCCCCAATACTTGTACACAGGCACAGACGATCAAGGCGATCTGCTGTACGATTTCAATGTCCCAATCCAGAATCAAGTGTTGTATGCCAAAACTGCAAGCGATGTAGATCGTGTTGCAGCAACTGGCACAGTCACATACACACAGACATGCACATGGATCACACAGCAAAATGTGCTCGACTGGCTGGGCATTTCCGTTGCGACAGCTGGCGATCAGGCTTTCGTAACAACTTGTGCAGCTGCAGCGAACATCTTCTGCTATCGCAGGAGACAAGAAGCTGGATACATAGACAGTCTGACCACAGTCCCATCGCAAGATGTCTATTTGGGGACCGTGATGTATGCAGGAATGTTGTACAAGAGCCGTGGCACCGTGGATGTTTTTTCTAGCTATCAGGACATGGGTCAGACACCAGTCGTCGGAATGAACGGACAGATCAAACAACTTCTCGGGATTGATCGCCCAGCCTGCGCATGACAATTTCCAACTACACCGATCTATTCAACAATGCGATGAGCGCGTTGGGAACAAAACTGGCAACCGCGACTGGCTTGCAAGTGATTACGGACCCACGCAATTTGAGACCACCGTGCGTGTTCATATCGGCTCCGTCTTTCACGATGTGGAACTACAACATCGCCAAAATGACATTCCCTGTCCAGATCATCTCAATGGGTCCGGGCAACTCTGACGCATTGGGTAACATCTTGAACATGGCTGCAGCTGTGATGACCGCGAATGTCGGAGCCACATCGGGATCCCCGACCAGCGTTGATGTCGGTGGCGTAGTTCTTCCGGCATACGAGATGATGATTGAAGTACAGGCGCAGACCGCATGAGCTTCTTTATCGCATCCGAGAAGCTTGGCAAAATCGGTGAGCTATTCGAGCCGAAGGCTGGCATCAATGTCGGCGCGCTTCTGGCTGGTGGCTTTATCATTGAGGCTGAGGTATCAACCACCGAAGAAGAAAAACCTGCTAAAACTAAACCTAAGAAAGCATCCAAGGAGTAATCATGGCAACTAGCACTTATCTTTCGTCACCAGTAGTCACCGTCAATGCAGTGGATCTCAGCGATCAGTGCACCGGCGCGACTGTGAACATCAACTACGACCAGCTCGAAGCAACAGCTTTTGGCGACACATCACGCAAGTATGTGTCAGGACTCGGATCACACTCAGTCACACTGGACTTCTATGCCAGTTTCGCAGCCACGGAAACTTGGGCGACACTCAAATCACTAGTCGGCACTAGCACCAATGTCATCGTGAAGCCAACCAGCGCAGTTGATTCGGCAACGAACCCGGGCTTGACTTTTACTGGAACATTCTTGGCAGCTCTGCCAGTAGTTACATCTCTGGGTGCTCTCGGAACCATTTCCGTGACATTCAATGGTGGTGTATATACCGAGGACACAACGAACCCATAAATCTGACCGCACATCGGTCCGACACGAAAGCGAGAAGAAATGAAACTGCACCTAAAGGTAACAGAAGCAGGCAAAGACCCATACGAAGTCACGACCAATCTGGTCACACTTGTCGCATGGGAACGAAGGTTCAAGCGCAAAGCGTCAGACATGGCGAACGGGATCGGCGTAGAAGATCTCGCGTTCTTGGCATGGGAAGCATGCAAGCAAGCGAAGATCGTCGTGCCGGGAGAGTTTGACAAGTTCATTGCCAAGCTCGACTCGGTAGAAGTGAGCGCTGAGGAAATAGAAAACCCTACCCACGCGGAACTCACCGAAGGCTCCTAGCAGAATTGCTGGTTGCTCTTTCGTGGGCTCCGCGCTTCTACGAAGAAGAGTTTGACACCGCCGACCTACTCACTGTCACTACTGTGTTAGAGGAAAGAAACAGGAAGTGAGAACATGGCGAGAACTGGCGTTCAAGTATTTGGGATCAAGGAAGATCTCAAGACGCTGAACAAACTCGCCCCAGATCTACGCCGACAGATCACAAAGGATTATCGCGCACTCATGCAGCCGACGATCTCGGACGCGCGAAACAATCTCCCAGCCGGCATCGGTCAGACAGTCATGCGCGGCTTCGGTCGCAAATGGCGACACATCTTTCCATGGGACAAAGCAATCGCAAACCGATCCATCACGGTCAAGATTGACACTCGACGCGCACGCAAACGAAACATGGACAAAGGCGCACAATACGAAACTCTGAGCGCGTTCATCATCCAGCAAAAAAACCCTGCCGGCATTGTGTTTGATATTGCTGGTCGTGGTGGCAGATCGTCCTCGTCTCAGAAGCGCAAAGGTGGGACCTATGAGTGGAACAACACGCTTATTGAAAACATGGACAAGACATTCGGCAAAGCGTCGCGCTCAATGTGGCCTGCAGTAGAAGCCAACACAGACAACATTGAAGCAGCAATAAAGAACATCACAGAAGAAGTCGAGCGACAGCTGACGGTCGCGCTGAGTAGGAGCAACATCTAATGGCTATTCGCATCCCCATCATCACAGACTTCCAAGGTGACGGACTCAAAAAAACTTTTGAGGAGTTCAAGAAACTCGAGACCAATTCGGAACGCGCTTCCTTCGCTCTAAAGAAAGCGTTCATCCCAGCAACCGCAGCACTCGCAGGATTGACCGCTGGACTCGCAATGAGTGCAAAGGCAGCTGCAGAAGATCAAGCTGCACAGGTCCAACTTGCGCGCCAGCTCCAAGCAACGACCGGAGCAACCGACAAACAGATCCAAGCCAATGAGGACTTCGTGAGCACGCTGTCTCGTAGCGCAGCGGTCGCCGACGATGAGCTTCGTCCGGCGCTTGCCAGCCTTGTCCGTGGTACTGGCGATCTGGCATCCGCACAAGACGCGCTCAAAACCGTCCTTGATGTAAGCGCAGCGACCGGCAAGGGAGTCCAAGAAGTAGCAGATGCAGTCTCCAAGGCATACGCAGGAAACACCAAAGCAATCAAGCAACTCTCACCAGAGCTCTATGCCCTAATCAAAGACGGTGCATCCGTTGATGAAGTAATGCAATCACTCGCTTCGACTTTCGGTGGCGCTGCATCAACCGCTGCGAACACAGCGCAGGGCAAGTTCAAGAACCTCACCATCCAGCTCGGCGAAGCTAAAGAAGCAATCGGAACAGCGCTTCTTCCAGTCGTTGAGATCATGGTCGGCGCGTTCACCAACTTTGCGGTCTGGGCACAAAAGAACGCAGGCGTGATCCTTGGCATCGCAACCGCCATCGGAGCAATCGCTGCAGCAATCGTTGGAACCAACATCGCACTCGCAGCATGGAAGACCATCAGCGTCATCACCATCGGCATCAACTATGCGCTCGCTGCATCCTTCACAGCTGTCCAAGTTGCAACCGGTGTAGGCATCGCAGTAGTGATCGCTGGTGTTGCAGCGTTCGCTCTTTACAAGCGCCAGATGAACGGGCTCAAAGATGATCTCGGTGGTGTCGCGACTCAGCAAGGGCTCACGAATCAGCAGATGCAACGCATGTCGGACGCTGGGAAGTTGGCAACCGAAAGCGTGACCGGACTCAAGGATGCTTCGAATGGTGCTGGTGGCGCGGTGGACAAGATGGCAGAGAAGATCAAGAAGGCGCGCGAAGAACTGAACGATCAATTCACGACAGCTCTTGACAATGCGAAGGGCAAGCTCGAGGAAGCAAAGAAGGCTTACGACGATTTCAAGGGCACGGTCGCCGAGTCGGTCACTGGTGAGTTCTCTATCTCTGGTGCAGCGGACGCTGCCAAAGAAGCCGGAACCACGATCCTCGCTCAGCTGACCCAGCAGGCAACAGGCGCGCAAGCGTTCTCCAAGAAGGTTGAGCAACTGCTCACTATGGGCTTGTCTGAGGACGCGCTGAGAGCCGTTCTAGAGGCTGGTCAAGAGGCTGGTGGCGCAATCGCTAACGAACTCATTTTGGGTGGCTCAGAAGCGATTACAGGACCCAATGGGATCAACCAGCTAGTGAGCGACCTCAACTTTGTGGCAGATGCTTTGGGCAAGCTTGCTGCAGACAAGTTCTATCAAGCTGGTGTCACACAAGGCGAGCAGTACTTGGCAGGCATTCAAGAAGCAATCAAAGCAGCCGAGATTCTTCTCAAGAACCCGAACCTGAAGCTTGCAGATGTCAAAGGCATCGGAGCCAAGTTCGCCAACACGGTCTCCACGATCAACACAGGCGCGCCAGCATCACCGACCTCTGCTGTCGGCGGAGCTGCAGCTGCTCGAGGTGGCAACAATTACACAGTCAATGTGAACGGCGGAGTCATGACTAACGCACAGACAGGCAAGGTCGTCATCGACGCTGTGAAGAGCTTCAACCGTGCATCGGGTCCAGCTGACATTGCGGTCCGTCCTATTGCCGGCAGATACTAATGAGCGCATCCGTCATTCAGTCGGGTGAATATCTTTTAGAGATTGATACTGGCTGGGACTCTTCAAGCTTCGTGCTGGACTCCAGCGTGAAGGGCATTCTTGACAACACGACCTTCTTGCTTGGACCGACGACAGAGTTCGCTGATGTGACCGACGGTGTTCTTGATGTGTCCATCACTCGAGGACGACGCGACATCGGAGACCAATTCGTTCCGGGCATCATGAACTTCACACTCAATGACCAGCTCGCCGAAGGAGCCTTCAATCCGTTCAATACGGACGCGCCCACATACGATCCTGCCAACAATGAGCCCGGCATTGCACCTATGCGTCGCGTTCGCTTCTACCGATACAACTCGCTCGGAGTAGCTCAGTCACTCTTTCAAGGTTTTATTGTCAATTATGACTATCAATTCAATCTTGATAACAACGACCTAGTGAACATCCAAGCCATTGATGACCAGTACTTACTTTCGCAAGCGTTTTTAGACGAATGGAATGTCAGCGAGCAAGTCGCGTCTGCTCGAGTAGTAGAGCTTCTTGCGCTCCCAGAAGTAAATGCTTTCCAAGGTGTAGGTCAGCAATCAATAGAGACCTCAGCGGTCACTCTTGGCGGTGCAGCTGCCTACACAGTTCCGTCGGGATCGAATGCTCAGGGCTATCTCAATGACATCATGGCTGCAGAGCAAGGACGCGCGTTCGTGGATCGGTCTGGCGTGTTCACATTCCAAAAGCGCATCGGGACAACACTTGCTGGAGCTTCTGTCGACTTTGGTGACAACGACCCAA